TCAGGCAGGTTTTACAGTCTTTGTTCTCGTTTCTTTCCGTTCCATTGCCGCAACCGCCCGCTCGGCAAGGTGAAGTCGGTTCGCGGCAACCGTGTAGCGGGTCACTTCGGCAAGCGTTTGGTGCCCGCTGATAGACATGATTTCATGCGCGCTGCACCCGGCTTCCGCGAGTCTGCGGCACGTCGCCTTGCGCAAACCGTGCGGTGAAAGCCCATCAGGCAACAGCCGTTTGCCTTCATCGTCGACCACGGCTTCCACCAGCTTGCGGAACCAATTGGTGAAGCCTTCTGGTGACATTGGTTTGCCGCGTTCCGACATGATGAAAGTCAGGTTGTCGCGCGGAAGAGCGTCCACAGCGGCCCGAAGGTTCGGGTGCAAGGGAATGCTGACGTGCTGCCCGGTCTTGCCTTGCAAGATGGTCAGCACATCGCCCCGAACATGTTGACGGCCCATCTTAACGACATCACCGCGCCGCTGACCCGTGTAGAGTAAGAGCGAAAACGCCAAATGCGCCCGGCTGCCCGCTTCGTGCTGGGCAAGGAAGGCGTCAATGTGTTCTTCTTCCCAAGTGGTAAAGCCTTGGGTTCTGTGGCGCAGTTTCTTGGCGCCCGCAGTCGGATCGTCGCGCCGCCAGCCCAGGTCAATCGCATGTTCCATGAGGGTGCGCATAAGGCGCAGAAGCCGGTTCGCGGCGTCTGGCGTTTCGGCCTTGTTTGCCATGATCTTCTGCACATGTCGTTTTTCCAGATGCGCGACTCGTTTGTCCCCGTGTTCGGCGCGGAAGCGTTCGAGAATGTTCCGCACTGCCCGCTTGGTCGAGTCGGCAAGGCCGCTGTAATCGGCGCTGCGATAATAGCTGGCAACAAGGGCCGCGATGCTGCCCGGAAGTGTCTGCCTTTTGCCGATCTCAGTCTTGTCGCCTTCCATCGCAGCCGCGTATTCGGCCATGAATTGCGGGGACCAGGGCAAGCCCGGAAGCGCGCGGCGCGGATAACCGGGGCGGCGAAAATATCATCGCGGCTTGCCGTGGCGGTCCATCATGCCTTGGCAGTATTTCGGTGGCCGTCTGAGTTGTTTCATAGGATCAATCCCAATCGTTGCTTACTGTGTCGACACCTTCCGTCGACATGCCGTCGCCCGGCAAGCAATCAATTGCGGCGTCCAGCGCGCGAACATCCCAAAGGACGCGGCCATAGACCTTTTTCGGGCCGGGCATGAAGCCATCGCCCATCATCCGGTCAAAGGTTGTGGGGGACACCCCGGCATAGGCAGCCGCTTCCGGGCGCGACAGAAGCCGCGCGGTCGGTGGCGGTAAGACCCTATGACGCGCCGGGGTGCCCATCATCGCCTCAGAATGCGCCGCTCAGGCGCACTTTGACGGTGCCGGTGGCAGCCGCGACGGATTCGATTGCCACGCCCAGCTTCATGTTGCCGCTGGCAGTCGAGGTCACAAGGCCATTGCCGCTGTTGTAATAGACCGGAACGCCCGCACCCGCGTAGGCTTCCGATGCAACTTTGGGCAGCGTCCAGACGCCACCGCAGGCCACGTCGACCGGCTCACCGATTGCCGCGCTGCCTTGGGCCACGCCGATGATGGAACCGGCTTGCACGATTGCGCCGGAAACAACCGCCGCAGTGGCGGGAATGGTGATCGTGTCACCCTTTTGAACGTAGTTCTTTGCCATGACTCAGATGCCTTTCGAGGTGTTGAAGATGATCGAGGAAGGGGGGCGATTGCCGCCCGCCCGCTGGATTTCGGAGTCGAGAGATGCAAGCGCCGCTGCCAGTTCGGCATGGCTGCGATAGCGGATCGACTCGCCGCTGGAGTCGGTCACCATCAGGACGCCGGAAAACTTGGCGTCCATCAGGCGTTCGCGCCACTCTTGGAGTTGCGAGAGCGTTGCCATTACGCGCCCGCGTTCCGGTAAGCGCCCCGGTGATCCGTCGCACCCGCGCCGAAGTCGAGGGTGACGCGGAATTCCCGGCCCAGCACTTCCCAGCCGTCGCGGCTGGACAGTTGCGGCCCTTGCGCGCTGGACAGGTAGGCATATTCCAGCACGGGCGCGGTTGCCGGGTCACCGAAGATGAACCAGCCATTGCCCGTCAAGCGCGGTTCCACGATCAGCGACAGCTTGCCGCCGAACGGGTTCACGTCTGCCGTGGTGTTGGCTTGGATCGAGGTCAACAGCTTTTCGGCTGCGGTTTCACGCGCCGGGCTGACCACGAGGAAGCGCGGAACCACGTTCACCGGAGTCGTGCCGTCCATCATCTTTTGGGTGCGCATCGCTTGCCGCGCCGCGTCCAGGGTCGCTTCCGACAAGGCCGCGCCAGTTCCGGCAAGGTTGCCGTGATCGACATGGAACAGCGCCTTGCCATCGCCCATCGTGACGCCCGCGCGCGCGTTCGCGGACAGAAGCGCCAAGAGTTGCCCGGATTCGGTTTCCGCCGCTGCCTGACCCATCATTTCGCCCCAGCGGGCAAAGGCCCCCAGATCGTCATTGATGATCGCTTTGCGCGACAGGCTGAAAATGCCACCGAAGGTTTCCAAGCTGTAGCCTTCCTTGGCTTCCGCCGTCGAAAGCGCCTTGATCTCACCGGCTTCCGTCACCTTTTCCAGTTTGGTGAAGTTGCCGATCTTGAGGGTCGACAAGGGCCGGAAGTCGGCTGCGGTGCGCTGCCGGGCAAGCTGTTTCAGCGGGCTTTCGGCGCGCCGGTAAGCATCGGCCAGAACACGGTTGCCCGCGCCGGTCAGAAGTTCCGGGAAGTCGCTGACGGTGTGCATGGCACGTTGCAGGATTTCTTCGCGGCCCATCATCGCCACGCCAACGGTGCCGCTGCGGGTCAGGGCATCGCGGGCATAGTCAGTCAGGCCCATCTGCATGAAGGGGCGCGCCGCGTCGGTCGGGGCGGTTCCCATCATCCGGGCGGAAAGGGCTTCCACCTGCCGGGCTTGGATCACTGCCGGGTCATCGCCAGAAGCGCCAACGGTGGCAGTGCGGATCGGCTGCGCCGAACGCTGCGCCATCGCGTCAAAGGCCGCGCTACGGGCTGCGGTCACGTCCGCGCCGGAGTCGATTTGGGAGTCGGACCAGGCCGAGTCCAGGCCAGCCGTTGCGGCAATGGCGCGGATCGCGGCACGGGTTTCGAGGGTTGCCGCGTCGGGCGCGGTAGGGGACAGTTCGGGCAAGGTAGCACTCCTGATAAGGGCTTGGGGGTCTGCGGGGATTGCGACAAGGGAACACTCAACCAGTTCCCAGGTGGTGGCGGTGCGGACGCGCTGCCCCGTGGCGTCGGACGAGTCCTGCCACTTGGCCACGCGGTAACCGATGCTGACTCCGGTCACGTCGCCACGCTCGATCGCGGCAAGGGCTGCGGGGTCGGAAATGCGAAGGGTCGCCACGAGTTGCCCGGCTTCAAACCGGACATTTTCAACGCGGCCCTTCACGTCCTGAATTGAGGCTTGCCGATGCGAATCGAGAACCGGCAAGCGGGGCGCGATGGTCACGGCTGCGGGGTCGATTGCGAGGCGTTCGACATAGCCCGCGCGCTTGACCGGCGCGCCAGTTGAGAGAACCACGTCGACCGTTCCGGCCTCACGGTTCAACGTGGCGGGTGCGATGGTCGCAGCCCGCGTTTCAAGGATGGTCATTCGCTGCCAGCTTCCTTCTTGGGTTGGGGCGTGGCGGCGCGGTTGTTTTGGTTTTCCCAAGGGGCATTGCTCAGGGTCACCGGCTTGTCGGACTCAACCGACAAGGCACGGGACCAGCCTTTGCGCCATTGGGTTTTGGGTTTGACGCTCATTCGCTGCCAGCTTCCTTCTGAGGTTCGGGCGTGGCGGCGCGGGGGTTGAAATTGATGCCCAGCCGCGCTTCACGTTCGCGGTCTGCGGCAATCTCGGAGTCGAGGGTTTCCACGTCATAGCCGCGTTCGGCAACGGCTTGGCGGCGGGACATGAGTCCCCCTTCCAAGGCATCGCGGATCGCTGCCACGTCCTTTGCCGGGTCAATCCACGGCATCGGCGGGGGATAGTGTTCGGCTGCCAGCCAAAGCGGCGCGGCTGCCTCAAAATCGGTAGCGGCTAGATCGCCGCGCAGGATCAGAGCGGAAACCGCCCGTTCCCAGATCGGCGCGCACATCTGCGGAATGACAGTGCCAAATTGAATCTGTTCCAGCTTTTGCCGGAATGCCACCATGCCAGCCCGCAGGCTGCCATAGTTCGCTTCCCGCAGATCGCCGCTGACCAGATGCGCCGGAACGCCCAAGCCCGCCGCAATGGCGCGGATTTGGTGGCTGACGAATTCAGCGGTTTGCTGCGCCTGTTGCGGCGTTGAAAACCGAATGTCGAACCCGGACGGCAGACGCTGCAACACGCCCGGTTCAAGCCCACGGGTCAGGATGCCCGACTCGTCGCTGGCATCGAAGGGTTCGCCCGTGCCGTTTTGATCGACAAGGAAGCCCGCGAACATAGCTGCGGTTTTCACGCCAACGGCCAAGGCATCTTCCAACTGGTCGAGTTCGGACAGGCGCAGCAAGATCGGTGCCAGCCATGACACGCCCCGCACCTGCCCCGCCCCAAGCGGGTGCACGAGGTGCAGCATATCTTCGGCGGGAACGCGGATCGTGCCATAGGTCGAGGCGGAAACAGCCGTGGGGCGGGCTTTCAGAACGTGATAGGCCACGCGCTGTCCCGCCGCGTTGAATTCGATCCCAGCCACCACATAGCCGCCATTGGGCAAGTCGCGCGTGTCGGCTTCATCCACCATTTCAGCGGGCAAAAGCCGCAGCCGCAGCCCATTGGCGCGGGTTTCAATGTGCAGGAAGGCTTCCCCGTCGACGATCATCGCCCGCGCCGCATTGGCTTGCAGCCCGAACAGATCGGTGCGACCTTCCGCGTCTGCCCGTTTGGCCCATGTTGCGAATGCCGCGCCGATGCTGGCACGGTTGCCCGCGTCGGGATGCTGCGAAGCCGGTTTGATGCCAAAGCCCACAAGCCCGGACACAAGCGCCGAAACGCCGTTCGCGGCCCACGGGTTGTTCGCCACAAAGTAACGCGCCCGGCTGCGGATAGGCGCGGACGCTGCCAGCGTTTCCGGCCCGGTGCGACCAAAGGAAGGTGCGGATGACCAGCGCCGCCCGCCCGCCGCGCCATCAAAGCGGCGGGTTTGCATCGGGGCGGAGTTGCGTTTGAACAGATCAATTAGCTTCATTTGCCGTAACGATCCCCGAACATGGCCGCTTGCCCAAATTCAAATAGGAAGTCAGACAATAGCACCTTGAGGTCGACAGTCAGGACCGTGGCAAGTTTCTTGTCATACAATTCCCAATTATCCAGTGACCGAGAAACCCGGTTTGGTTCATCATCGAAAGTATGAATGAAATAGCGGCGCATTACTCTGGAGTCATCGCTCCGATAAAGCTTGATTTCGAGTCGCGGATTGTCCATGTCGCGGAAGAGTTGCGGATTTTCGATTAACCGGAGTTTGGTTGGGTTTCGGTCAAGGTAGTCACGAAATTCGCGCAGAACTTGGGCGTCAAAGCCCATATCCACAAGTTCACTGAAAATGACGGCTTCCGCAGCGCCAACTTCATCGAGAGTCCGGGTTTGATGAAAGTCACCTGACTCCTCGGTGTTAAGTATCCCTAATTTGGCGTTGAAGTTCTTTAAGCGCCCTTGAATGAACTGTGTCATGTCATGTTCCAGGCCAAAGACCTTAACCATGATTTCTGCGACTTGTTTAATTGTGATTCGGCTCATTCTGTTCTCCTTCGCTGAAACGGTTCTATCGGAATCGTTCTGACATGTCAACTATTGATTCCTATGGAACCGACTGTTATACATAGGTTATAAATAGCAGAATCGGGGCGGAAGGTCGAAGGTCTGCCCCGGTTCACCCTTCAACAGACAAAGAATTTGCGCGCCGTGGGTTCCTGTTCAACCCCGCATCCGGTGCGCAAATGGCCGGGTTCCTCACGGTATCCTTCCCCGGCCTGGCGGCGGCGCTGTTACCCTTGGCGTGAGGGTTTCAGCGCCGCCCCTTTTTATGAAAGGAGTCCAATCATGCGAAAACAAAGTAAAGCAGACTTACAGAAAGAGGCGCGGTCCCTGCGCAAATTCGTCACTGACCCCCACTTGATCGGGTGGCTTTGGCCTTGGGACCATGCGAAAGCCGTCAGGTTGATTCAGGACGTCGACAAGGCGTGGTATCAGAAAAACCACAATCGCATCCTGCCACCCGTTCCCATTCAACAGGTCGAACGGGTTCGCGCTGCGCTTGAGGATGAATATCGGCTGTTGGTCTAAATCACATCTGATGTGAAATTCACGTTCGATTTCAGCTATTTATCACGCAAGAGGCTCGATAAATTCTGATTCGGATGCATCAAAGGAGTCCCCGATGCACCTGCAACACACGCCCGGCCAAATGGAAGCTGACAGACTCATGGTCGAATTCATTTCCAGCCCCAATTTCCCCAAGGCGCTCGAACGCATCAAGCGCGCCGCCGATGAGAATGACGACGAATTCCTTGCCGATATTCTCTTGCGGTCATACTTGGGGTCTACGCCGTTCGGTGAATAACCAAATTCGGCAGATCGCTTCTAAGGCGGCGCGAAGACGTGCCGCCTTAGAAGCGATCTGCCGAATTTGGTTATTGAACGAAGTGCGAACATCGCTTATCTTGGCGCTACATGTTGTGCTAGGGGATAGCCATGACGCCATACAGAGACTGGGACAATGACTCCGGTGTGAAAGCATACGACATCGGGCAATCGCACATTGACGTGCAATTTAAGGGCGGAGCGGTTTACCGTTACACGTCCCTATCCGCAGGTCAGCAAAACCTTGACCACATGGCTCGACTTGCGCGCGCAGGCAATGGGCTGAATAACTTCATCAACCGTGTGGTTAAGAAACGCTATTCAGCACGTTTGAGTTAACGAGTCTTTCGTCAGTAACAACGCATGATGCCAAGCGAGTCAGTGGAGCAATTTGTCCCATTGCTTCCACGCGTGATCCCAAGTGAGTCGGTAGACCAAGAATTACCGTAGTTGTCGCGGGTTATTCCAAGGCTGTCGGTTGAATAGGAACTGCCGTCGCTGCAACGGGTAATTCCAAGACTGTCGGTCGAGCAGTTAAGACTCTGAGCCGAAGCGAAAGACGCCCAAAGCACTGCAATCGCAGCGCCAACAATTTGAATAAAATTTGTTTTCATGTCTTTACCTGTTTAACCATGTTGAACGCACAATCTGCGGTTGCCGCTTTGGCGCTGCCTCACTCGACAGTTCTTCCGCCCGCCTGTCAAGATTCACCCCGATCAACTGGCGCGCGGCCCAAGCGTAAACCGTGGCGTCCAGCGTTTCGGCCCGCTTGCCCTTGATCCGCTCAAAGCGGGCATCCGGCCTGCCCCGAACATAGCGCATCACGCGCCGCTCAGAGGTCAGTTGTTCGAAGTAGATCGGTTCCAAGGCATCCCCGAACCGGACGCCTACGCCGCGCGCCAGTCGAGTGAATAGCTGCGATTTCACCGCGTCGGAACCGACCAGCCACAGAAGCTGCCCTTTGGTGCCAGACTTTTGCAGGAAGGCCCGTGAGAAGCCCGGAACGCCTTTGATAGCCACGACGCGCCGCCCATAGCGCGGGCGGGTGAAGCTGTTCACGATTTCCGTATGCCCGCCGTCCCCTGAGTCGATGCAGGCTGCGTCAATGCGGATCGTGCCGCCGTTCGGGTGCTGCCACGTTTCACGCAACAGCGAGTCCAGGTCTTGCCAGACGGCTTCCCCGTCAATCGGCCCCCAGAAGATGCGATGATCGAGAGCAAAAATGTCGCTGCGCCCGTGCCCCATGATAACCACTTCAATCCGGTCATCCTGGGAGTCGACACCGGCAGTCAGGAACAGCACGTCATCCGGCAGGGCATCGAGGCGGAACGGTTCACGCCGCCCGAACAATTCGTGTTCGTCCAGATCATCGCCTTCGGTTTTCCACGGTTCGCCAAGGACCAGGTTCGTGAAGGTCTGCAAGGTTTCCGGGCTTTTCTTGGCTTCCAAGAATTCGGCTGCCAGCTTTGCCCAGCGCGCGTTGAAATGCGGGCTGATAAGGGCATTCACTTTGAACCCGGCATGGCCCTTCACATCGGGCGCAGTTGCGCGCCAGCGGCCCGCAGCGACCATCGCGGGCTTATCCCGTTCCTGCACAATGCAGCCGTTATTCGGGCAGGTCCAATGCGCCGAGTCCGGGTCACCTTTCTGCCAGCGAATATCTGCCCATTTGATTTCCGCGAATTCGTTGCAGGACGGGCAAAGACATTCGTAAATCCGTTTGTCCGATTTGTCATAGAGCCGGGTTGCCGGGCCAAAGTCGAAAACCGGAGTCGAACCTGCAATGATCTTCCGATCTCGAAAGGTCATGGTGCGCATGGTCGCTAACTCTATTGGATCGCCTTCCTGCGAAACCTCAAACCCGTCTATTTCGTCCATAATCAGAATTTTCGCCGTGTGGCGGCGCAGGTTGCGCGGGCTTTTCGCAGCAAGGAATTTCAAGCTGCCACCGGGAAAGCGCCGGTTGAGCATGGTCGACCGGCCCGTTTCGTCGGCTTCATCGCTTAACAGGCCACGCAAGGCGGGCGATGCGCTGAATACCTGTTCCAGGTCGACGGCATAGTCGCGGGCATCGTCCGCAGTCGGCTGGACGGCCAAGATCGGCGCGGGGGCGTTCGCAACGTGACTGGCGATGATGCCAGACAGAAGCGCGGTGTAGCCGATACGCGCTGATTTCAGCACGGTCACCCGCTCAATCCCCGGATCGTCCAGCGCATCGCAGATGCCCCGCTGATAGGCCCAGAGTTTCATCTTGCCGGGAAGCGCGCTGGCATTCTGCGGCAGGAAGATATTCGCCTCAATCCAGTCTGCGGTTGCCATATCGGCGGGCGGGCGCAGGGCTTTCAGGGCGCGGCTGCGAATCAACTCAATTCCCATTTGCGAGTCCTTCCAAGGCAGCTTTGATTTCCCGGTCAATCTCTGCCACGTCATGTGCAGTCAGATGCGCCAGTTTCGATCCCACGCGGGACGGCACGGCCAAGACGGTCGACCGGACATCCCGCAGCACGTTCGCCCATTCGCGTTCCACGTCAGCACTTCTGACCAATTCGCCGCGCGCCGCCGCGTTCTGAATTTCAATCTTGTCGGCTTGATGCTTGGCGAGGCGCAGCTTTTCGGTTTTCAAATCGTCGGGAACCTGCCCCCCGCCCTTGATCGCACCATCCCGCAGCCGGGCAATGTAACCGTGCAAGGATGCCCGAACATCCCACCGGCCCCGGCCATTCTTCACAAGAGTCCCGTCGCGGGTTTTGGTGCGCACCTGACTCGTGGCAAGGCCCAGAAAGGCCGCAATTTCGGATTCCGTCATCGTTGCCGGAATCCGGTCTTCGGGGTGCGGGTCAGCGGGTTTGAAGTCTTGAAACAGGTCTTCCAGGTTCGTTTCAGAATAGGTCAT